CCGTCAAGATTGGTGTGGCAATCCGCCCCACCGCTGATGGTAAGACCCTGACCATTCTTAATGGCCTGCCGACCGCAGGCCCTGATGCGGCCTAGGAGGAGCACCAATAATGGCTACTAATAATTCTTACTTTGACGCCCTTGAAGTGCTGCCGGTTGAGGACATTCTGACCTCTTCCGAGCTTCTTGAGGCTGCAGCCTCCGAGCTGCTTGTTGGCACGCAGGCATACGACCTGCTCTTCAATGCACATAACGTTGACCACCTCACCATCGGCTACAACACCGATGTGGCGCCGGGCCTGGACGAGGCCGTGCAGACTGTTCCGGAATTCGGTGAGATTCCGGTTGGTGACCCGGACGCGGGTGAGCGTAAGTACGCTGACCTGACGAAGAAGGCTATCGGTCTTCTATCTCCAAGGAGCAGCGCGATTACGGTACTGGTGCTGATATTCAGCGCGAGCTCGTCGGCCGCGTCGCGGAGATTCGCCGCAGTAATTCTGCTGACGCCATGGCTGCACTTGAAGCAGCTGGCATCGAGGAGCTACCGGTGGCGAAGAAGTGGAACACCGCTGATGCGCAGGCCGTGGATGACCTGTGGGCTGCCGATGACCTCCTCGCCGGCGCGAAGGACACTCGCGGCAACCTGTTCAACTACTCCGCCGGCTACGTGTGGGCGAACCGCAAGACGCTAAACGCTCTGAAGCGCAATAAGCAGACTTCCAGCTTCTACATCGGCGACATGGCTCACGCTAACCCACTTTTTGCCGGCATTAGTGAGCAGCCACTCGTGGCTGAGCAGTTCAAGCTGGTAGCTGACCAGGCACTGCCGGACGGTGTGGCCTATGTGTTCGCTGACTCCGAGTACGGCACCGTGGGTACGCGCTTCCAGACTGGTGACCCGATTTTCACCCCGTTCTACGAGGAGCATGGCCAGTCTGGTCATGGTGGTTCTACCATGTCCTGGCGTTCTGACTATGCGCACTGGCGTGCTTTGGCGGTGCGTGCTCCGAAGGCTGCGGTGAAGCTCACCGGCGCTATTTAGGCCGGGTGGGAGTATGCCGCAGATTGTGCTGAAGAAGGCGGCGTTCTATCCGCTGGATTCACGGGTTGTGCACCCGTCGGGCACGGTACTGGAAGTGACTGACGAGGAAGAGGTGGTGCTTCGCGAGCGTGGCGTCGTCGCCGACGATTCTCCCGCCCAGGAGCCGCTGAAGCCGACCGTTAAGGAATCTGAGCCGGAGACTGTAGAGGAGCCGACGGCGGCCCCGTCTGGTGCATACCCTCCTTTACCAAAGCGCACCGAGCCGGTAGCTCGCTGGAAGGAGTACGCCCGCACCAACGGCATCAAGCTGACTGGTCTGACGCGGCGTAACGAAATCATGGGCTACATCAACAAGGTCGTTAACGCCCAGTAGAAAGGGGGTGTCGTTGCCATGGAGGTTACTGTTGATGACATCCTTTCGGTATTCCCCCGGCCGCTAACCGAGGGTGAGCAGCAGCGCGCACAGGGGCTTATTGCTCAGTCTCTGGAGCTTATCGCCATGGAGTTCGCCCGCCGTGGCCGTGACCTCACGGCAGAAATTGAGTCGGAGCCGTGGCGAGCAGTTGCCGTGAAGCAGGCTGTGCGCGTCATGGTGTCGCAAGCCGTGCTCGTCGGCGATAACGTAGGCCGTGCGTCGGTCTCATCGACAACGGGGCCTCAGTCCGACTCGGTATCTTACTCGCAAGGGGTAGGGATTCACTGGGGTGGTGTGGGCCTCGATGATGCAATCCTTGACTTGCTGGGTTTGGGCGTACGTGCGGTCCCGTTGGGGCGCGGTGGCCGGGTAATTCCATTCGGCCATCGTTGGCCACGTGGTGGGGCTGAATTCAGCGAGCGGGGGCGGTACTAATGGCATGGCGCCCCGATGAATTTGGAGAGCCCATCACCATCAAGGGAGGACTGATTGGGCGTGACCATCGTGGACGGCCGCAGTACGCGCCAGGCCGTGTGATTGAGCACTGTGTAGTGTCCCCCGCAGGTGACCAGGTCGTTAAGGGCGACGGATTCGCCCATGGGGATATTTCGAAACTGCAGGTGCTTGCACCGCCGGGGACGGTGGTGGCCGATGGGGATACGGTCACCATTCGCGGTGAGGATTACACGGTGCAGCAGCGTCGCTCGTTTGATTACTCGGTAGGTCGACGGCCCGTAGTTAGCTGGCATCAGCCGAAGGTTGTGTTCATCGTGGAGCGTGGGGAGGTGAGTGACGGTGTCGCTTAACTACCATGAGCTTTTCGCACAGATGGCGAAGCAGCCGCAGGTGCAGGAAGCGTCCCGCAAGAAGGCGGAGCAGGTGAAAAAGTACATTGAGCTTCGCTGGCCCGAAGTCAACGAGCTTTCCGCCCGCGATAAAGCCTTCCTCCGTGAGGGTGGTGACGTTGTGAAAATCACCCACGCTACTCGCGGCACGAACCGCCCTACGCATGTGGTGACCGTGCGCCACCCTGGCGCTGTTGCCAAGCAAGCCAAGGACGGATTTCTAACTAAGGCGGTGAAGGATGCTTCCTGATTTCGGGGTAACACCTGACCCGCCCGCCCTGGTACACAAGCACGTTCTAAGGCTTATCCCGGAAGTGGACCATGACATGGTTCATTTTCATTTCTTGCCGGATGGTTACAACTGTCACCAGGATGGTTTAGCCATCGTGGTCAGTAGTGACGTGCAAGATGTAGATGATTCCGCCCACTCGCGTGACCTCGTGAAGGTCAGCGTGTACGGGCCGGATCATATGATGGTTCGTCGCTATGGGAGGAGCCTTTACACAGCCTTGACGCAGGGCATGACAGGAATTGGTCTTGGTGTGTCTCGGTCTGACTCGAAGTTCTTCGGTTCGGGCCCGTCGTATCAGCCAACTGGGTTTGTGTCGACGATGAGTTTGTCGGTCGGTATCGGCAAGCTTTTCTTCCAGTCGCCGGCGCGAACAAATTAATCCGCACATTTTTCTTTTGCCGCCTCGAAGGTCGGGGTGGTTATTTTTATGTCCTTTTGAAAGGGGATAACAATGGCTAAGAATCGTAGCGTTGGCCTTGACCTGCGCGTCCTGGAGGACCGTGAGGTACTGGTCAACTTCTCCGATGATCCGATTATCGACAAGAAGACCGGCGCGTTTGTCGGCGAGTGGGAATCCCTCGGCCTAGAGCCGACCGATTCTCAGCATGGACACACTCGCGAGGTTTCCTCCAACACCACCAACCTGACCGGTGGTCAGTCTTCTACCTCTTACACCGCTGGTGCTATCACCGCCGCGGTGGACGGTATCGCAGGCTCCCCGGTCATGCGCTACATCGAGAACCCGGGCGCAGTGGTTCAGGACGGCACTACCTACGGCAAGCACTCTGACCAGGTTGCCAAGGCCTATGTGGCTTTTGTTCACAAGTTCACTTCCGGCCTGGTCCGTATCTGGGTGTCCCGTGAGAAGGCTGACCTGGTGGTTAACGAGCGTGTGACTGCGAAGGACCCGCAGGCTCGCCCGGTTCAGATTACGTTCAACAATGGTGACGATGAGCGCTACTACGAGGAGCGCTTCTACATCGTCGGAGAGGATGGCTCTGTGGTCCGCGTTGAGGAAAAGGTCTTCAAGGATGTTGCAGACGTTCAGGCCCAGATTGAGGCCGGCACTGCATTCCACCCGCAGGCTTCCGCCAATGGCCTTACCGCCATGGTCGTTACGGATGATGAGTCCGGCGACGTGACCCTGCATGAGTATAAGGACCCGGAGACTGGCGAGATCGCTACGGGCGGCAATGACGGTGTTCGCGGTAGCGATCAGCCGTCTGCTCCGTCTGACCCCGGTGCGACTACCGGCGATGTTGGCGCCGGCGCGTAGTTAATTCTTTGATGGGCCTTGCGTCTTTCGTGGTGATTCCGCGTAAGGCCCTACCTAAGACTTTTTGTCTAGGAATCACCGCCCAGTTTGGCCCCGTAGAGTGCGGGGCCGTATTTAATTCCATAGGAGGAATCACCATGGCACAGAAGAAGAACACTGACCAGGTTGAGGTCGTGAAGAACGAGACCGCCAAGAATGTTGGCGGTGAGGGACAGATTACTGACGGTATTTACACCGAGCGTGAGGTTGAGCTGATTAATGGCGTGAAGGTGGATATTGAGGTCATTGTTGACCGCGATATGCTGCCGGCGTCTGTATCGTCCCTGGCGCATGAGGGCAATATTGAGGGCATGCTGATGGCTCAGCTGACCGCTAAGACCCGTAAGCTGCTGGATTGGACTGGTGCTACTCGTAAGGACCTGCATGAGGTTATTGGTCCGGTTGTTCAGCGTGGTACGGAGTTGGCTGATAAGTAATGTCGGCCCGGCTGATTCTTGAGGATGAGCCGGGTGCTTGGGTGGAGTTCACCTGCAGTGGGGTTCGTTATCGGGCGCGGCATGACCCAATGTGGCTAGGCCATGAAGATTTAGGTCAGATGCTGGAGAACCCGCGGATTCTCTGGCGCCTGTATGACGAAACATCGCGGGTGAAGTCCATGACTGCGGCCATGCTATCTGGGGGCCTTGGCGCACAGTTGAAGGCTTATCTCGAAGCCTGCGGGTTAAGCATTTTTAAGCTCGCCCTGGCTGCTCACGCGGTAGAGGATATTGACCTTCTTGAGGTTGATCTGCTGCGCATAGGTTTGGATGTTCGCGATTGGCTGGACCCTGAAGGTCCGTTGTCTACGCGCCGGGTTGTGGCCTTGTATCAGGATTTGTTGGACCGGCCGGAGTCTCGTGTTGGGGCTAAGCGCATGGATATTAAGCCAGCTGATAAGGCTGCTTTGGCTGTGGCTTTGTTCCAGTCGAGTCAGATGGATAAGGGCTTTGAGCACCCGTTCTTGAAGTCTCCTACTGATTTGGAGCAGGAGGCGGAGCAGGCTCGTGTAGCCGCGGAGAAGCGTGAACGTATGGGTCAGGACCGGCGTCGTGTTCTGTCGGATGGTTCCGGTCGTTCGTTTAAGTCGTCGCAGGCGGAGTCTTTGCGCATGCTTGAGGATTTGAAGCCCACCTAGAGGGTGGGGGATGAGAGGTTTTAATATGGCTGCTGGTTTCGTATCGGTTCCGGTTGTTCCAACGTTCAAAGGCATGTCGAGGGAGTTTGCCGAGCGTTTGGAGAAGCCGGCTAAGGCTTCTGGTGAGCGCGCTGGTAAGGCCATGTCCGAGGGCATGGAATCGGCGGTTGAAAACCTAGAGCGTCAGGTTAAAGCCTCCTCCTCTAAGCTGCAGGACCTAGACCGCGCTTATGAGAAGTCTGCGTCGAAGCAAGCAGCCCAGAAAGAAAAGCTCGAAGCCGCAACC